CGAGGATGGTGGCCAAGGTGTTCACGAACACCGACTTGCCGTTCGCGCCCGTGCCGTACAGGAAGAACAGCGCGTGCTCCTGCGTCGAGCCGGTCAGCGCGTAGCCGGTCATCCGTTGCAGGTAGGCTTGCAGCTCGGCGTCGTTGCCCGTGACCTCGGCGAGGAACTGCCGCCAGATCGGGCAGTCGCCATCCGGCGTGGCCGTGGTGATCTTGGTCATCCGGTCGGCGCGGTCGTGCGGACGTTGCCTGCCGGTCTTGAGATCGACCACGCCGCCGGGCGTGTTGATCAGCCACGGGTCGGCGTCCCATTCGGCGGTGGTGGCCGCATGCCTGCGATCCGCGCGCGCCAGACGTTCGACGCCGCCGACCGTGCCTGAGCTGGCGAGCTTGGCGGCGATCTTCGGGTTCTCGGCGTGGACGGCGGCATGGCGGCAGACGCTGCGGATCAGGTCGGTGGCTGCCAGCGTGTCCTCGGTGCGCCAGCGGTGGCCGTCCCACACCAGCCAGCGTCCCCACGCGGCGACGTAGCGCCAGTCGCGGTGGTAGCGCCGGGTGAAGGCCAGCGCCAGCGCATCCTCGGTGCCCCACACCGATTCGTCGCTGCTGACGACCGGCGCGGCGTCCTCGTCGATGTCGTGCATCTGCAGGCGCGGGCCGTGGGTGAGGAAAGCCGCGACGTCGAAACCTTCGGCCACGGCGTCCGCCGCGTCCCAGCCTTCCGCCGCTTCTTCGGGCGGGTACAGGATGTGGCAGGTCTTCGCGCCCGCCGACAGGATGGCCTGTGCCGCCTGCGTCGCGTACTCCCAGCCCGGCTTGTCACGGTCGGGCCAGATGAGCACGGCCTTGCCCGCCAGCGGCGACCAGTCGGTTTTCTCGACCGGGGCGTTCGCGCCGTGCATCGCGGTGGTGGCGGTGATGCCCGCGTCGATCAGCGCCTGCGCGCACTTCTCGCCTTCGACCAAGACCACCTGCGCGGCGCTGGTCATGCCCGGCTGGTGGTAAAGCGGACGCGGATCGGGCGGAGCCATCTTGCGCCGCTTGGCGTCCCACGGGCGGAACTCCTTCTTGCGTCCGGGTGGGTCGTAGCGGTAGACGACCGCGATCAGCTTGCCGGAGGCGTCGAGGTAGTCCCACTTCGCGGTGGCCGGGCCGAGGTCATCGACGGGTGGCACCGATTTGCCCTTGCGCACCGGTGCCGACGGCGCGCGTCCGAGCAATTCGGTTGCGGCATCGAGTACGCGCGGGAAGTCGGCATGGGCGTCGATGCCGAGGTGCGCGGCGATCAACGCGAAGATGTCGCCGCCGTCGCCCGTGGCGCGATCCGTCCACAGGCCCGCCTTGTCGCCATCGAGCACGATCTCCAGACTGTCGCCCGGACTGCCGAGCACGTCGCCGGTGAGGAACTTGCCGCCGCGCTTTTTGCCTGCGGGGAACAGCGCGGCGAGAACCAGCTCCAGCCGCGCGAGCAGTTCGGTGCGGATCGCTTCGCGCTCGGCATCGAAGTCACGCGGAACCGGGGTTGGCGTGTCGTTGAAATCAAGCATCCGCAGCCTCCTTGCCGGATGCCTGCTGCGCGACGATCCATGCTTCCAGTTCGTTGGGTTTGAAGCGCACCAGCTTGCCGACGCGGTAGTGCGGAATGCCGCGCTGCTTGCGTTCCTTGGCTTGCGAGAGCCAGTAGGTCGGCAGGTTGAACATCAGCGCGGCTTGACGCGAATCGATCAGTTGTTCGCCGAGCACGGCGTTCAGAGGGGCTTGGCTCATGACGGCCTCCAGCAGCGGTCTTGCCACGCGCACATCCGGCATTCGAAGTGGGTGGCGTCGTTGAAGGCGCGCGGCAGCAGTTCTCCGGCGTCGGTGGCGGTGATGACCTTCACGGCGCGATCCGAATGCCGCTGCGCCAGCGCCGCATCGAAGGGCACGCGTTCGACGTAGATCTCCATCGTGTCGGCGTTGAGCGCGGTGAAGATCGCCGGGTGCTCGTGCAGTTCGAGATAGGCTTGGTAGATCGCCACCTGCACCGCGTACACCGGCTTGGCGATGGCGAGGCCGCTTTTCTCCAGCTCGCGCCATGACTTCGCGCCGAGGCATTTGTTCTCCCATAGCGCGGGATAGGCGAAACCTTCGGGGCCTCCGACGACCACGCCATCGACGTGGCCTTGCAGCCGGCCATCGGCCACCGAGAAGCCGAACTGCTCGCCGTTGGCCTTGCGCGTGCGCAGGTCGAAGCCCGCGTCGCGCAGCCACGCGACCATGCAGTCCTCCATGACGTGGCCGCGCTCGAAGATGCGCAGCATCCGGCCTTCGGTGTCGCGCCCGTGATCGAACGGAGCCTTGGCGAACTCGAACTGCAAGGCGCGCTCGCAGGACATACCGAGCCGCGACGCGCCGAGGTACTGGCGTTCAGGCTGGCGCGCGCGGGCTTGCTGCATCCCGCCGTCGATCAGCGCCGTGATCTGGCCGGAGACGCTGGCCGTGGTGTTGAAGTCCATCATGGCTTCGCCTCCCAGAACTCCTTGTCCTCCAGATCGGACAGGTCGAAGGGATCGGGCGTCGGAGCCATGCCGCGCACGGGCGGGTACTTGGTCGCTTCGTGGTGCGCGACCATCGCCTCGGTGTAGCAGCTGACGATGGCGTCGATGACGCGCAACGCTTCGGCTTCGGCATAGTCGCCCAGCGGTTTGTCGAAGCCGATTTCGCCCGCCGCTTCGCCGAAGGCCTTGAGGCACTTCTTCATCGCGCCCAATTCGACATCAGACGGATCGATCATGGTGACCTCCGTCTTGGCGACGCGCCCTTCCTGCACGCGCGTCCAGTTGCCGTAGAGCATGTGGAAGGCGTCCTGACAGCGGCGCGAGCAGAACACCCAGTCGAGCACGTAATGGCGCGGATCGCCGGGTTTGAACCGGCCATCCGTATGGCCGTACCCGCGCGCCTGTCGTTTGCAGACCCAGCATTTCATTCGCCCCCTCACTGCGCCCAAGCGGGCTTGCCGGTGACCGCGCGTTGCGGCGCGGGCGTGGCGTATGCCGGAGCCGCCTGCGCTGGTGCGCCCGAGCTGCCGCCGCCGGTCTTGGCCTTGGGCGGCACGCCCATGTACTTGGCGTAGTCCGGGTGATCGGGTTCGACCGCGAGCTTGACGACGTTGCGATCCAGACCCTTGGCGTCCTTCTCGACATCGACGCGGGCGAGGAACTCGATGCCGTCCAGTTCGTGGAAGCCCTGGATACGGCGCGCGGCGGCGGCCTGCGGCGTGTTGTCCTGCGGGTGGACGTTGCGCGCGCTGTTGAGCACGGCGCGGATGAAGCTGCGCCCCATCTGGCCCCACGTCGGGCCTTTCTTCGAGTGCAGGCCGATGTTCGACCACATCTTGCGTTTGGCGTGGTCGCCAGCGGTCACGACGAACTCGGCGGCGAGGTAGATCGAGCCGGTCTCGAAGGATTCGGTGGCGTAGCCGCCGCCCCAACCCTGTTCGGGATCGTCATGGCCACCGGGCTTGATGGTCATGCGCACCGGGACGATGGTGCCCTTGGGGATGAGGTCGAAGCCTTGCTGCTGTTCGGCGTCGTTGAAGTCGTTCCAGTTCTGCGTGGTCATGGCGATTACTCCTGAGATTCGATGGATTGGGGAATGGAGGCGCTGGCGGGCATGGCTGCGCCCGCGCACTTGGCGATCAGCGCGCCGAGATCGGGTGGTTCGAGCAGGTCGAGACGACCGCTGCGGTCTTTGGCCGGGAAGCCGTAGGGATTGACGGTGTGGGTGACGAACGCGCGGTAGGCGCTGCCGTCCTCGGCCTTGATCTCGGCCAGCGTCACGACCTCATCGACGATGCCGGGCAGTTCGAGGCTGGTCTTGCTGCCTTCGATCTGCGGCACGAACACCTTGCGGTTGTAGTCGTCGAGGCGTTCATCGAGGATGGCGACGAACACCACGTTCTTGCCGCGCGCGTGCTGGAGGTGCGTCAGTGCGCCGACCATCTCCTGACCGAGCAGGCCATAGGCGGCGCGCAAGTCGGGCTTGCCGGAGCGGTCGCTGACCGCGCCCGGTTGCGTCTTGCACCACGCGAAGCACTGGCGCGACAACTGCGTGATCGAGTCGAGGAAGAAGGTCTGGTAGCGGTCGAGCTGCGCCGGATTGCCGAACTTCTCGATGACGTGGTCGTAGTGCGCCTGCGAGAACGCGGACTCCGGCGGCAACGATTTGTCCGGCCCGGCGAGGAACACGAAGAAGTCGCGCGACTCCGGCCATGACGCCGGACGGATGGTGTCGCCCGGCCAGTCGGCCACGGCCAGGTCGCCCGCCTCGATGTCGAGGAACAGCGTGGTCTGCGGATCGAGGTCTTTGAGTCGGGTGGTCTTG